GCTTCCTCTACTGCATACCACAGATCCCGGATTCGTGGGTTCGCTGTTCTCCACCGCTGTACAATATCCGGAAGTTCTTCCTCTGTCAGTCCCATATTCAGCGCTCCCATTGCAATCAGTGCATTGGATCCGCCCTGATATCCCAATGCAAGTGTCGCTACTTTCCCTTTCTGTCGCAGGGCGTACTCCGGGTTTCCTTTTGCTATTTTTTCAATCGGTACATGGAACATCTGGGAAGCTGTTGCCTCATAAATCTTTCCATGAGTGGCAAATACTTCATTTACCCATGTCTCTCCAGCAAGCCAGGCAATCACTCTGGCTTCAATTGCAGAAAAATCCGCAACTACAAACTTATTTCCCTCTGACGGAATAAATGCAGTCCGGATCAGCTGCGATAAAGTATCCGGCACATTTCCATACAGAAGCTTAATACCGGCATAGTTTCGTTCTTTTACGAGTTTCCTCGCATAATCCAGTGTCTTGATATAATTTCTTGGAAGATTCTGCATCTGCACCAGACGTCCCGCCCAGCGCCCGGTCCGGTTGGCGCCGTAATACTGCGTCAGTCCACGAACCCTGTCATCCGGACCTTTTGCAGTGTCCATAGCCACATACTTTTTAATGGATGTCTTCCCCAACTGCTGTCTGATCTCAAGCGCCCGCCTTACATTTTCCGGTAGCTCTGCAGATAATTTTTCGGATACGGTTGCCTTCTGCAGGTTTTCCATTTCCACTCCATTTTCGTGCACCCAGTTAAGAAGCTGCGCGGAGCTGTTCGGATTTTCCAATCCCGTTAACTTCCTTGCTTCATTTTCGAGAAGAGCGGTACTTTGTTCGTTGACCTGCAGCGCGCCATCGATCAATGCAGTATCTACCTTTACCCCGAATGCATTCATGCGGATATCCATCTGCCATAATTTTTCTTCTTCATCCGGTACCGGGAAAGCATCCAGTCTCCGGAGGATCTCGCTCTCAGTCACAACGTCCTGTCTGCAGTATTCTTTGAATAACTCCCACTTCTCCGGTGCATGTCTCGGAAGATTCCATGTCCTGTTTCCATTACTCTTTGTAGGTTTACATGGTACGCAAAAATACCGAATCAAAGCTTTTCCGGTTGCCAGCTTTCTTTTATCCTGCGGAAGTCCGATCGCCTTTCCCGTAGCATCAAGTCCTGCGGTATACCCACAATAAAGTCCGTGAATCATAGTACATCTCCACTGTTCCAATGGTGTCACGTACCCCGCACGATTCAGACAATACCATTCAAATGCTGCGTTATATGCATGCTTAACTGTTTCTGGATCCTTTAGTGCTGCAACGACTTCATCCGGTATTTTCTCTCCCTGTTCCAGATCAACAATCTGAACAGCATCATCCTTAAACCGGTATGCAAACAGAAGTATCTTAAAATCATCTGACTGCGCATACCGGTACAGTCCAGCTTTTCCAATATCAATGTTGCTCCTTGTTTCAATGTCGATGCTCAACTGTTTCATGTTGTTCTCCTTCTGATAGCTGAAGAGGGCTTTTTGCCCTCTCCCTTACCACGGTAATCCTGTGATCGGATTGACTCTACCAGTCCCGACTCCATCGGTTGGCTGTACACCTGTTCCAAACACTGCGGATGCTTTTGGTGCGCTTCCACCGAGTGCTTCCCCGTCCTCCAGTTTCTGCACCGGACCAAGTCCGCATCCGATTCCTTTCTTTCCACCAAACATATACGGGAAAAAAGTTACGTTGACTCGACCATACATCCCGCTATAAACTTCCGACTGGTTGATGATCGGATTTCCCATTGAATCAACGATCTCAGGCGGGTAATCTGCCTTTGCAGATGCGGTAAATACCCAGTGTCCTTTACACTCCGGACCAAATGCCATTCCATCCGAAGGTCTTACCCCGTCCCCGTCATAAACCGGATTAGAAACGATTGGCGGGCATACGCCGTTCCATTTCTCTGCCGTGCCTTTCTGCTTCGCTGCTTCGATGGCAGCATCGATTCTCGCTTTGGTATCTACATCACTTTTCGGAACCAGAACAGTTGCCTGATATTTTTCTTCCTGTCCCTGCTGATAAGCATATGGTTTATAGAGATGTACATATGAGAATCTTACTTTTCCAGTTGTTACGTTACATAAATTATCCATGTTAGTTTTCCTCCTTAAATACCTGTGCGGCTGTCACTTTGTTTGTAATTGCTTCCCTCTTATCGGATTCCTCCACCAGTGTTGGTTTTCCTGCTTTCTTCTCGATGAACTCCCCGACTGCTTCCTGAAAGTCTTTCTTTCCGATCATCTTTTCTACCTGCGCCAGGGTTAATGGTTTCTTTTCATAAAGCATTTCTTCCACTGTGACTCCCGTACTGATCAACTTATCAAAAGCTGCATCCATATCCGTCCAGTCTCTTACGCTCCGTCCCTCAACGGCTTTCCATCCAGGAACTTCTTTTCCCGCAAGGCATTCACTTAAACACCATTCCTGCAGGTCTTTCTGATACTTAACTACGTCCCGCAGTTCAATAAGTCTTTTTCCGGCTTCTTCCGTGCTGATCAGTGGTGGTAGTTCTCCAATTCCAAATGCTTTCTTTACATTAAAATCAGATCTTGCCCTGCACTGTGCTTTCGCCCTGCAGAACCTGCAGGCTTTTTCCCCTGGGTGATAGTCCCCTTTCCCTTCAATAGCAAGTGCCGCTTTTTCCTTAACCACTTCACCAAACGCCAGCAATTCATCCAGCGTACAAGACCATTCAGAAATATGATCAATCCGCGGCTGTATGATCGTCATGCAGATCTTCTTGACCGGATACAAAATCTTATATGCTGCGTAAGCACCCAGCGCATAAATCATCATCTGCGGATTCTGCTCTGCATCCACCTGCACGCCTTTTCCATACTTGAAATCAAAGACATGGATCGTATCCCCGTAAACCATCACGCAGTCTGCAGTTCCAAATCCTTCCGGGATCCATGCAGTCAGATTAAGCTTCTGCTCAATCGCAACATACGGCGCAGATTTCAAATTAAGTGCTGTCCCTTTTATGTAATCCAAATATTCATCCGTATGCCGTTCCATCTCATCCTGCCAGAGATCTTCTTTCTTCAATTTGTTCAGCCTTGTAGTGTACTTCCGTTTTCCAAAGTCTGGTGTATAGAAGTAATGTCTGACTTTTATTTCTGCCAACTCATGGGCTAACGTTCCCTCTCTGGCGGCTTCCGATGTACTATCCGGAAACTGTTCTTCCAGTCTTGCGCTCGGCGGGCACTCCATCCAGCGGTGCGCGCCGGATGGACCTAAAAGTGCATGGCTTCTTTCTGCATGTCCCATTAGATATTTGCCCCCATTCCACGAAGTGCCGTTGCAAAGTTGCCATACTGGTTCTTTGGAAGTGCCGGCAGAGCTTCCACGCCATATCCGGCAAGCAGGTTCTGAAGCTGTGCCTGCATTCCCTTATCCATCAAGGTCATTGCAGCATTCGCCAGATCATCCAATGTATAGGTATGCTCTACAGTTGGTACGACCGGAGCTACCGGGGCAACCTGTACCGGTGCTGCAGTCTGTATCGGTGTCGTCTGTACAGGTACTGCCGGCTGCACAGGCGGTACAGCTGCCGGCGTCTGCTGGATTGGTGCTGCGCTCTGGGCTCCGTTTGTACCCTTACTTTCCCTATATACCGGGTGTGCCTGTTCATCTGCTACGCCAAGGATTTTCTTTGAAAAATCCACCAGTTCCTCAAAACTTTCAAACTTAAGTTCAATCTGTGCCATTATTCTTTACCTCCTAATTTTTCAAGCCCTGCCCGGGCGATCTCTATGAATTCATCCTTTGAAAGGCTGATCCCTTTTGTCATTTTTGAGTGGTCATCCGACCATCCCCTGATATCCAGCTTATCCGGCTTTCCGTACCAGCTGATTGTATTTAACTCTTTGTGATAGACATCCGTTTCATTTTCCTTCGGCAAAGAAAGGATCGTCTCTTTAATCTCATAATTCTTATCATTCATCCGCTTGATTCTCCTATCTTTTATAATCCTTTAGGTACACATCTTCATCTAAAATGGCAGATTTTTCAGTAACACCACCATTTTCAACTTTGATCATTGACTTTCTCCTCCAATTTTCCTATAATTTAGTTGAGTTTTTTGTTATGTGCGCCACTGGAAGCTGCAACTTCCGGGCGCATTTTTATTGTCTTTACGCCTATCCTATCCAGATAATTTGCCAGATCCGACAAGTATGCGATCGCATTATTCTTGTAATACTCGGATGTACCGTCAACCCTTTCCAGCGACTGCAGTTTGTTGATCATCTTATCAAGCTCTGACGTTCTCATGCTCTTACGCTGCTTCTCTTCTGGCATGTTCCATCGCCTCCCTTATTTTTCTTTTCCTGTGCCGGTATTCCAGCATCCGAAAGTATTCATGTGCATATGCTCCGACAGCAAATACTGCAAGTCCAAGCACCTCATATAGGTAAAACAGCTCCTGTTGTTCTACCGAACATCCACCAACCATACACATAAACCCAAAAGCAATCGCTGTTTTGCTTAATAGCTTCGCCGCCTTATAGAACATCTCTCATCCCTCCTTTGCCTGTCCAGTTGGTACCGCTTACGCGGTTTTCTCAATGGTATATGTAATTTTCACTTTTTCCTGTTCTTCCAATAAAGAAATCATCACCTGTATGATTTTTTCGATATCGGGTTTCATATTTATCACCTACTTTCTATTGAAGTTTATGCGGTGCTGGTTGTACTTGTTGATTTGTCCTACTACTGTCTGGTATAATTTCCGTATCAAATTATGAAAGGATAATCATCATGCTTTCGTTTGTATCAAATATCGATTTAGAAAAAATTATAAATATTTTATTAGAGCCATCTGTCACTCTTACTCTTGGCATCTTTACATTACTAATTAGTCGAAACTCTAATTTATCTACTTTAGCTCGTGAAAGACTAGATAAGGTATACCATCCACTCTTTTTAGAAATCGAACCTTTTTTATACAAAAAAGTATCTCTTAACGACATAAATGCTTTTCTTTCTAAATACTATGAATTAGAAAACTCACATTCTCTTCTTATTGATCCTGTTTTACGTCAAGAGATTCGCTGGCTTGAAAAACCATCTGCTCTGCAAGAGGATAAATATGGCTATAATCAATGGTTCCGAATTTGCGATCAGATTTCCAAAACATATGACAAATTATGTAAACAAGCTCATCTCCCTGTTCGCAGTATTTCTTATCGAATTAACTACAGGCAATATCGTTCAAAAATTCGTATGATATTCGCTCTTATATGGATTGAACTACCAGCAATTGCATTTTTTAGCCTATTACTCGGTTTCGCATCTCCACGTCTTTTAGCTGTTACATATGCATTGTTCTTTTTATTTTTGATGAAGACATTTTTGGATAACTTGTAATACAACGATTGCGCAAAGGAATATAATAGCTACTCTTTCTCTGGGATATCTGTTTATCAGGTATCCCATTATTAAAGCAATTCCAACAATATACAGGACAACCACTATTTCCATCTCATCCCTCCTTACTCTTCCAGAAAATAATCCACGGTTACGCCGAAGTAATCTGCAATTTTTTTTAACTTATCAGCTTTAGGAACATAATTTCCATTTTTCCAATTTGATAAAGTTGCTGTTGAGACTCCGGTTTCTTTAGATACCTGATAAGCTGTTTTGTCTGTTTTATCCAATAGTATCTGTAATTTTTCGTACACTTTTACACCTCCCATAATTCAAATATAGTTTGACATTAGCTAAGGTTTCTTATATAATCAAATTATCACCTAAGTTACACAAGAAACCAAAGCTATTAACTTAGTTATCTAAGCTATATCCGTACTATAGCATAGTTTTCTATGCTAGTCAATACTTTTAGCATAGTTTTCTAAGTTATTTTGAAAGAGGAAAATTATGTATGAGAAATTTGAAGCATTATTAAAAAAATACGGCGTAACTGCCTATAGAGTTTCTAAAGAGACAGGCGTAACAACTGCTACCCTAACAAGCTGGAAACAAGGCAAATACACACCTAAACGTGAAAAGTTGCAGAAAATAGCCGATTATTTCGGAGTTACAGTTGAATACTTTACGGGTGAAGAAAAGAACGATGATCCGCATGAGCTCACAGCAAAAGATGAACGGGATATCGCAAAAGATATGGAAAGCATCCGGAACAAATTATTAAACGGTTCGGATGGTCCTCTTTCTTATGACGGAGAACCAATTCCAGAAGAGGATGCCGAACTGCTCCTTGGACAGATTGAACTGATGATGCGCCGATTGAAACCTATTAACAAAGAAAAATACAATCCGAACAAGAACAAAAAGTAGGTGGTAGATCTTGAAAACACATGATGTTAAGCACTTAGTTGCTCGCTACGTCAAAAAATTTGAAACCAGAGATCCTTTTGAACTGGCAGAACACCTAAATGTAGAAGTCCAAACTGGACCCATGGGAAGCCGATCGGGATGCTACATGTTCCTGAAGAACCACAAATGTGTATTTTTAAATGAAGATCTGGAAGACCATGAACGAATACTTGTCATGGCTCACGAACTGGCGCATTCGATTATGCACCGGAAGGAGAATTGTTATTTCATCCGGAACAAAACTCTTCTACTGACTTCCAAGATGGAAATTGAAGCAAACACATTTGCTGCAGAGCTTCTGATTCCCGATGATTTGATATACGAAAATCCGGGATTAAGTAAAGCACAGATTGCTCGAATTGCCGGGTATGATGAAAAAATAATGGAATTTAAAATGATAAAGAATGAGGAAATTTAAAATGAAAATAGGAATGAGGAAACCTAGCATCAAAAAATCATTCAAAGCCAGAACTACAGGCAAAGCTAAACGCGCAGTTAAAAAGGCCGTAATTCCTGGATATGGTAAGAAAGGTATGGGATGGATAAAGGATCCCAAAAAGGCAGCCTATAATAAAGTCTATAATAAAACAACTTTTGGTGTAAATGATGTCGTTAAGACTGTTTCTGGAACTTCTTCTAACAAAAACAAGAATGGCTCTAGTAAAAATACAAAAAAACATATAAATTCAGCTGCCAAAACATCAATACATCAGGAAAAAGCTGTTACAAAGCAAAAACTTGATTACAACATATTAGTGAATGCGAAACCTGCTCTTTCAGAATCTGTCATTGTTGGAATTATAGGCATTATTATTTTCTTATTTTCCAAAATAATTGGAGCGATTATACTCGCAATTGCCTTATATCTATTTTGTGATTACAAGCATCGAACATCCACAAATGATTATATATCTGACAAAGATCTGGCAAATTGGATTTCAATACTAAAAAAATACTATGACCCCACAGCTCAGATAGATGATTATTCGCAAGCCTTGGATTATACGAAAAACCTTCTCGCAAGTCAGTATAAAGACTTAAAAAAATATTATGATATGATTTCTGAGAAAAAAGAACTTGCGCAAAAAGATAAGCTTTCTTTAATTCAATCCTCAAATACTGTATTAGATTTTGAAAAGTATGTAACTTACCGCACATCCGATATGCGTTTTCAATCTGATAGAATTCGGGAAAAACGAGAACGAGCTGCACATGATTATATAGACACTGAATACCAAAAAGCCATTGATCATGCTATTACTTTAAAAACAGAAAAAGGAAAATTAAATCAATTAGAAAAGTTCAACTCCATCTTATCAGAAAATTTATCGACTATATATCCTCAATATGAGAATATATAAACGAAAAAATAAATAAAAATGACTTTTTAAATTAAATTCAAAAGAACCGCTCCTGCTACCAACAGGAACGGCTCAAGACTAATGCCCCGAAGGATACACCAGTACGTTCAAAATATAGTGTATCATCTTCGGGCAGCCACCGCAAGCAGAACTCATGTTCTTCTGCTGGCTGTTATTTTTATACTCATTTTTACGTATATTGAAGAGAAAGGTGATATAATATGCCGAGTAAAATTGAACGCTGCGCCATTTACATCCGTGTGTCTACCGCTGAACAGATGATGCACGGTAAATCCCTAGAAGCACAAAAACAGTACCTGACCAATTACGCAAAAGAACATAATATGACCGTTGCTGGAGTTTATGCTGACGAGGGTAAAACTGCCCGTAAAGAATTAAAAAAGAGAAAAGCTATCCATTCACTCCTCGAAGATGTAAAAGCCGGAAAAATTGATGTGATCATCTTCTGGCGGATTGACAGATGGTTCCGTAACCTGTCTGATTTTTACAAGGTACAGGAAGTCTTGGACGATAATAACGTCCATTGGATCAGCACCAGTGAACCCGGAATCAATATGGAAACCAGAGACGGTCGACTGCAGCTGAATGTAGTCCTGTCTATCGGTCAGAATGAGGTCGATACCACCAGCGAACGTATCAAATTCGTAAACGAAGCATCTATCCGACAGGGAAAACTGATCTTCGGTGATGTGAATATGGGGTACGGCTACAAATCTGGAATCATTGATGGTGTAAAACGTATGGTAAAAGATCCAGATCGAGAAGACACTGTAAATGCTTTTTATCGTTTTTTCTTTAAGCACCATGCAAAAGGACTTTCCATGCGATATATCCAGGAAAATTACGATCCGGATTTTACATGGGCGAATATGCGAACACTGCTGTCGAGTGAATTTTACAAAGGAACCTATCGCGGGATTCCATACTGCCCTGCTTACCTGACAGAATCTGAATGGAACAATCTGCAGAAAATACAGAACGCAAATGTTAAGCGTGCTCCTTCTGGCCGGATTTATCTTTTCAGTGGCATGATAAATTGTCCGATCTGTGGACGCAGGCTTAGCGCAAGAGGCGGTTCGTCCATTATCAACAGGAAAACCGGTGCCAAAAAAGTATACTGCTATTACCGATGCAACAAAGCTTTTATTGATCATAAATGTTCTTACAGACATATGGTTAGTCAGAATCTTATAGAACGATACCTGATTGATCATCTGGAATACGAATACAATAAATTCAAAATAAAATGTGAAAAAATTGAAAAGGAACAAGAAAAAAAGAAGAAAGTTCAGACTCCGGAAAAGCTCCAGAAAGAATTAGAACGATTAAATCTTCTCTTCCAGAAAGGAAGAATCGAATGGGATTATTACAGCAAAGAATATGATCGGATTGAAAACGAACTGAATGAATTGTTAAATACGGCTCCGGAATTGGAACCTGATTATGCTTATCTGGAAGAGCTGCTGAATACAGACTTTAGAACAATGTACTACAATTTAACCCAAGAAAACCGCAGAGCCTTCTGGCATTCTATTATCCGGGAGATTCACCTGAACACTGATCATACTGTCGACTCTGTTGATTTCTTATAGCGTCTTGTACTAACTGGTTGACTCCGTTTGGGGCGGATAAAGTTATGACCGCCGTCCTCTCCGGTGAGGCAGATATTGGCTTTATGGGAAGTGAATCTTCGATTTATACTTACCAGGAGGGTGCAAATGATGTCGTCAAAAACTTCGCGCAGCTTACGCAGCGCGCCGGAAACTTTCTGGTCGCACGTGAAGAAATGCCGGATTTTTCATGGGATGATCTGAAAGGAAAAGACGTTCTTGGCGGAAGAAAAGGTGGCATGCCGGAAATGGTCTTTGAATACATTTTGAAAAAAAACGGAATTAATCCACAGAAGGATCTTTCTATCAACCAGAGTATTGATTTCGGTTCAACCGCTGCTGCATTTTCCGGTGGGCAGGCAGACTATACCATCGAATTTGAACCGAGCGCTACTGCCCTTGAAGCGGAAAATTCCGGTTATGTCGTTGCTTCTCTCGGCGTTGATTCCGGCTATGTCCCATACACCGCCTATAGTGCCAAAACAAGTTATCTGAATGCTAATCCGAACATCATCCAGAAATTCACCAATGCCCTGCAAAAAGGAATGGATTTCGTTCAGTCCCACACTCCGGAAGAGATTGCAAAAGTCATTGCACCACAG